GCTCCATCCTACGGCTGTATCCGTTTCCTTTACCTTGCAGGTAAACCAAACGCATAGTTGGAACTGATTTTTTAGTTCCGCCTTGAGGACCGAATGAGCTAACTACGTTTCCAACAGGAACAACAAGTCCCATTGTCTTGTAGGGCTGACCAGGAGCACCAAGCATTTTTGGATAGTTGAACGGATCGTACGTCTTCATGTGGAAGGTGTAACCGGTCAGGATGAAGGAATCAAATCCGAAGTCGATGGTTTTTTGCTTGTCACCGCCGAATACACCGTAAGTGATAGCACCATTTTTCATTTCGTTTCCAACAAACTGGTCGATACCCTGACGAAGAGTAATACCGCACCACAATGTGTTTTCTTTAGAAGCTCTTTGAGCGTCAGCCTGACGGATCCAAACTTCAAAGTCATTGCGGGTGATACCCAGTGAAGAATACTGACGACGAACACCGTTTGCTTCAATGTCAGGAATGATACCACGAGTGATGGTGGTAGTCGGACGAAGGTTAGCAAGTGTGGTGTTGGTGATGTTCTGACCTACAAGGAACATAGTTTCGTATTCGTTGAGAACACGGGTATGCTCTTTGTCTTGTCCTTCGAAGTACCACATCCAGCCAGTTTGACCTGAACCCATGTAGTTTTCGAAAGGAACCCAGGTCATTTCGCCCATAGCAGAACCGGAGGTGGTGTGCTTCCACTTCTGGATCATCAGGTTGTTTTCATACTTGTTCAAACGGCTGTTCCTTGAACCAGGCTGGCCAGTTTGCTCAGGATGAGCGTTACCAGGGATGATGATCTCATCAGAGGTAGAGATTGATGGAACGGATGTACCTGCAACGGTAGGAGTAACATCAAATGTGTTTGAGGTTACGTTTGTTACAAGACACTGAACACCTTTGATGATAACAATTTGCTCGTTCAACAAAGGATTGGTTGTAGAAGGAGGATTGTTTCCTGTAGAACCAACAACGATGTAAGGATTTTGAGCAGACGTTGAATAAGTGTAAACATAGGTAGGCTGAACTGTCAGAGTAACAGTTGAGTTAGCAGCACCACCAGCAAAGGTTTGTACCTTTACGGTTTCGTGTGTCCAATCGTCTTCCCAGTGAAGGTAATTAAGGGCAGAGATACCCTCTTCGGTTCCGTTAAGTTCGAGGAAGCCGGTAAGAAGCTGATCGCCATACTTTCTAACCATTTCAGGATAGATTTCGGGTTTCAGAAGTTTTGTAGCTGCTACCGCATCGATAGAGCTGATCCAGTTGTGGTTAGTTCCCGACTGGACGAGTGAAGGAGTTGGCATTTTGTTTTAAGATTAGTTTTAGATTAGTGATTAGTGAATTATATTTTGCCTGCAAAGTGTGCCGCAAGTACCGAGTTAATGTCGTTCGGCTTTGCATCGACGGTTGACTTAGATTCGGCTGTGAAATTGATGTTCTTTTGATTTTTAACGATGTTGGCTGCACCCGCTGCCTTGCTTTCCATTGCAACCTTTTTAATTACGTTGTCAAAGATTTCGGCCTTGGCAAGCTTTGTGGCCAACCCTTTGATGTCAATTCCTGTAACCTGATCGCCGTTCTTTTTAATGTACGGCTCAAGCAAACCAAGACTTCCATCATAAAGGCTGGAAACAATTTTGGAAACAGTCTCCTTTTCTTCGTTATTCATCGTGTAATCAATCTCAAACCCCTCTGCCGGACTAAACTGCAACTTCTCAATTTCCGAAATAGTCGCCCTGACGTCTTCCGTAAACTTTGACTTTGCCTGTTTTGCCGCTTCTTCCATCTGTGCATATGCCGCCTTTTCGGCTTCTATTTGCTCGGCGGTTTTGCCATCGGAAATGAACGATGATTTTTTCTGGTTGTCAACCAAGAACGATAATGCCTCTTTTGCCTCCCTGGCTATTTTAGCACTCATCGCTTGCTGCAACGGAGATTCATCCTCGTCTTCCCACTGGTCAAGCTTATATCGTTCGTTAAGCTCGTATTCGATCTCAACGTCCGTCAAGTCAGGGTTTTGAATCCTCATCTTTTCCCTAAACAGGTCAATCGGATTCTCTACCTTGCTGTAGTCTTTTGTCTGTAGCTTCATCCAGTTCTCGTCAATCCTGCCGCCGTTTGCAATGTAGTTGTCAATCCTTTCGGCAATCTCTGAACGATACTTTGGATTGGATGCACTGTTGATTACAGTGTCTACCTCATCCCATGACTTAAATTTTCCGCCCGTCTTTTCCGCTAAATACTCTTCAAATGATTTAACATTGGGTGCCGCCTCATTAGCCGTGTCCACCTTTTCTGTAGAGCTTGTCGTTGTTGACTTTGTCTCCGCAGCTGGTGTGCTTTCTTGCTGGGTCGGTGCACTTGTTTGTTGAGCTGGTGCACTTGCCTGTTGAGCTTTAGCTGTAAGCAATGCATCCTGATCGGCCTGCGACTCTGGTGCTTTGTTAGCAAAGGCTGCTTGTGCTGCCTGTGCCATTAAATTGTCTATACTCATATATTTACTCTTTTTTAGAATTTACCACAAATTTATTTTATATATTTACATTCTTTTATAAATAAACTTATAATATGCCTCTCAACGACAAAAAACTTATTCAACTTCGCGTTTCTAAGGGTCTTTCTCAGAATGAAGTTGCAAAGTGTCTTAATATTAGCCAAGCTACCATATCCTATATTGAATCTGGAAAACATTCCGATGTAAAGATAAAACAGGTTGAAGCACTTGCTGAATTTTATGGAGTTACCGTGCATTATCTTTTAGACTACATTGAACCGAGAGAAAGAGAAGAGCACGTTCTTATTAATAAAACAAAGGAGAGCATTGTGCTCTCCCTTAATAATATTAATGACCTTATCAGAAGCAAGATTGATAAAATGAGGCTTCAATAATTAAAACAGTCCCGGTGCTTCAGGTGTCGGCTGCATTGAATTTTCAAAAGCCATTTGGTTCATGCTCCCTTCGTGATTAACCTGTGCAACCTGTATCTTACCTTGATTGATTAATTGGTTCTGTAGGTTTATCTGCTCCATTTTTTGCTGATGCTCTTGTGCTGACAGCTGTGACTTTAATTGCATTTCCATCTGTAGCTCCTGTGCCTTGCTTTGCATCTCAAGCTGTAGCGTCTGTTGCTTTGCCTGTTCAGCCATCTGTGCCGCCTGGCTTTGTGCCTGTGCGTTAAGCTGGCTGTCCTGAGCCTTTGATGCCTGTGCTTCCTTGATGTTTCTTTTCTCTCTCAAGATCATAAGCTGTGCCGCAAGCTTAACATTTGTCTTCATGTATTCCTTGATAAGGATCATGTCTGAAGGCTTTAATGTGCCTGTCTGCAATCCAAGGTTCAAAAGCTGATACAGGTCTTGCTTTTCTTCCTCGTTAGGCAACAGTTCGATCTTTATGCCAAACTGAGCCAGTGCCAATTCTTTTCCTGCATTGATCGCCTTGACAGACTGGATACCTATTGCAGGTATCATGCCCTTTAAGCCATCACCAAACTCGCACTTGTCTTGGATCATCAGCGTAAGCCTATTTGCTGTCTTCTCTACAATGCGAATCATTGTATTTGCAATCGGCCTCAATACATTCATTGACGCTTGAACAGCCAATTTTTGAGTTCCGACAAGGGCTTCTTTGTCAGGAGACGACGCATCCACAGCACTATTATAACCGATAACATCGTTCATCAATTGTATTTCGTGGTTATACGCTACGATAAATTGCTGGAACTGCCTTCCAATGCCATTCTCCAGTGGCGTCAAAGGAGATCCGTTAATAACAGACCCGTCAGAACGCATACTGGAAAACACAAAGGATCCAGTCTGCTTTTTCATCTTCAGTATTTCCTTGGGATCCATCAAGGCATTCTCCCCTTTACCCATGCCTGCAACAACCTCGTCAAGCGAAGAAACGTCGATGGCAAGCCCCGGAGGTGCTGCCTCCATTAAGAACTGCTGGGCCTTTAGGTGTATAAGATTGATTTGGTCTTCATGGGGAATCATCCTTTCTACCAACGACTTGTTTTCCATGTCGTAGATGTCAGGGTAGATCATAACAATTGGAAGCTCGGCCTTAGGGCTGTATGCAATGCCGTCCTTTTCACGCTCGATGTTTTCTTGACGCTTATAACCCCAAATGTAATCCGTGCCGATAACCCAATAGCCTTCGTAGACATATTCGGTCGCCTTCTTGTATATTGTGCTTTTGATCTTCTTGTCCTTGCTTGTAGGTACATAGTCGTCAGACTTGGCCTCAAATTCAAAGACATTGCCTCTTTTTACGTTTTGTTTTTCTTCGTAAACCTCGTTGCTGATTGATTTAAAATAAAACCGCAACACACTTACGTTAAAGTCGTCGTATCCGCGTCCAAATATCCTTGCAGCATTCTGATAATAGCCCTCGTAGCTGTTTCCCCATGCCCAACGCCTATTGCCCATCTGTGAGCCGGCAGTCTTTGCAATGTTAAACAAGTCTTCCTCGGTAAAACCAGTTTCAAACTGACCTATCTCTTGAACCGTATACTTGGTAATAACCGCTTGGTATGGTACGTTTCTAAAGTCGTCGTACTTTGAATAAGGAACAATGATGTCGATAGGATCAACCCAGCTAACCCTGATGTTTTTATTCTCGTCGTAATAACGCATGATCGCACCCTTTTTTAGCACGATCAAGTCACGAATCAGCTTTTTCTTGCTGTCCTCAAAGTCGTTGTTGTAAAAAACCATTTCCAACGCCTGCTCCATAGAGGCAGCCAGATCGTCCTTATAGTTAAGCTGCATATGAAGCTCCGCCTCATCGTCATCCTCTGGGACGCTTGCATTTTGCGGAACAATTGGAATGCCAGTAGTTTTCTGAAAAGCCTCGTCATACTTCTTCAAAAACATATTCGTGTACAGTTCCTTTCTGTACTTGTCCTGTTTTGTTAAGCTGACCGGGTCAATAGGAGTACAACGTATCTTGTAATCCATATTCATCAGGCGACCTACAATATTGTCAACAATAGACGCAATTCTATTAGTAGGACTGAAATCAAGGTTAAGATAAGAAGTGTCGCCAATATCCAGTCTGTTAAGATATTTAAGAACACTCTCAAGACCTTCAGCATATCTTCTGTTAATTATATCTCTTTGTCTTTTGTTGGCGACAATGTTTGCCTGCAAGTTCCATGCATTCCAAATAGCTTTGGCATATGAAATACCGTATGCATCCTCTGCCTTTACGCGGTCCGGAGCAAGAGGGTTTGGAAATCCTTTGTAGTCAATAACGCGACCCCTGTCATCAATAATGGGTTTAACCTTTGGCATTTTATATATCGTTATTTTTTATATCAAACTTACTCAATTTTTATCATTCCAGTGCCATTAAAACGAAATTTATCAAATAATTCATAGCTTCGCTTCGTCACCGGCTTAGGCA